CCGTCTTCGATCGCAATACCTAGGATCTCTCCTCCGATTGCGTTACTCTGTAGACTTTTCTGTTCGATAGTCTCTGCGATGGTACCTACACCGGTGATCACTTGTACTGGCATGAAGTCAGTTGTTTTGAAATTGTTTATGGAACTACCGGACATCTTATACAGATATCTCCAGAGATACCCATCACCCGTAGGGAAAGTTTTTTGTATTCCATTGTATGCAGTTGCAATTTCGACAGTAGGTTCTACCGTTGAAGCTGTAGAGACACCTGTACTGTTCTTTCCTTGTTCTATTACAATGAAGACTTCGTTCTTACTGTTTGCGACATAGAATGCACTACGAGTAGTATCGTTGTTGTCGTATCGACTGTAAACAGTACCGGAGATCCAGTCATTTGTTTCTACAACAAAACTGTTTGCACTGACTGACTTGACAAAATGCATTTCATTTCTTGTCAACAATTGGTCATGTAATCCCGCAGACGATGAATCTCTACCGGAAAGACCAATATAATACGTATCACTATCCCCGTCCAAACTCTTTTTGAACTGGTTGATTAGGATCTTTCTACCGTCAGATGTTATTGAACTGGTTCCCATGAAACTTACACTCTGTTATTTGTTTATCTATTTATAATGAATCTGTGAGGATAGCATTCGCAAATGATGACGCAGCGTCATATCTTAGAATGTTATTTCGCAGAGGCGATATTGTTGCCTGATTTTCTGGAGTCGCAATGATCTTAACGTGGTCTCCACTTGTCATACTGATAATAAAGTTCTCTAAGTTCAATGTGCCCGTTGCTGCATCATAGGTACCTACATTGTCAAGTGCAAGTTTACCTGTATTGACGTTGAACAACTCAAGGACATTAGAACTCAGACGATTACGCAGGTAACAAGTGTCACCTTTGTATCGGAAGTTCTTTGATAAGACTGTGTGTACTGTATCGTCAGGTGCAGCAATTGACGTTGGGTAGTACACTTTATAATTGGTTTGACCGACTATAGGTACTAATCTGTTCTGCATTTTGATTTCTGCACGAGAAGATAGGACAGAAGGATCTGTATCATCTATCTCTGTCAACAGATTAGAACGCCGGAATGACTGATCAAAGTCACCGAGGTTCGCATCGAAATGAGTCTGCATGGTTGTCTTGACGTTGTTCTGAACCGATGATTGGTTCAATGCAGTCAGGTTCTGATTGTATTGGAAGAAAGTTTGTACTTCAATGAAGGTCTCAATAGGATCTACAAAATCTAGACTGAAAGTAACTACTGCGAGATCCTTTAACAGTCTTCGAATACCATCCTTAGTTGTCTGCTTGATTGTCGCATCTTCGGATGAGAAAACAAGTGACGTGAATACTGTTCCGTATTGAGGAGGTATATTATCCTCACCACCCCATGTCTTCACGTCTGTAATGACGTTACCGTACTCACGTAGTATCAACGAAGAGTAATCTTCTGCGGTCACTGCACGATTCTGTGCAGCATACTGATAGGGTGCATTCTTACGAATAGACTCCAAGTCTTCTTTGAGAGTTCCGCCAGAAGAGATAGTCGTGGTGGTAATCTGTAACTCTTTACCATTTATTCCCGAGCCAGGTGTAAACGTTCTTGCACCGTTTGCTTCTGGGCCACCGGTGATATCGTAGATGACCTCGATTCTATTCCCAGACTGAGGAGAAAGACCCAAGGTAGTACCGTTAGAAAAAGTAATCTCATACGATCCATTTGGAGTCTCCTTGATTACGAAGATCTTAGATGAGGAACTGATATTAGTGGTGGTGTTTAGGTTTGTATAGACATCATATGAAGAAGTCGAAGTGTCATTATACACCCTAACCTCTACTGTGTCAAGGTCTAATCGTGACTCAGGTATAACATATGAGTCGTTCTCTGAAACAGGGCCAGCAATAAAGTTTTTAGTTCTTGAAGTTCCTTCGTATACTGCAACGTTGGTGTTCGCGTTGACCTGAAAGTAGTACAGACCATTACCATCATCGGTCGCGGTCAATACATCTCGTGTCTTAAATGTAAACGTCTTATTGTCCACCGTACTAGTAAACTGAAAACCTTTAGGCATAGAGATAGATGCAGGGCGAGTCGCGTCAGACGAGTAGTCCAGATACATTCTTAGAACTGCAAAGGATGCATTGCGAGAAGATACCGTGTACCCAAGTGAACTCGCAAGACCCACCAAAGAAGATCTCAACTGTGCAGTGGATATGAAGGACTCATTCAATGCAAAGTTTGCAAGTAGTGCATTATAATGCGTGTTATACGCAAGCACGTCCAGTAAGTTTGAGACACCAGATGCTTCGAAGTTGTAATCAACAAACTCTTCCTTCTGTGCAAGGAATAACTTGAGATTGTTTTTAATTCCATCGAAGTCTAACTCTGTCGACTTGATTGTTGTTGCCATTTAATTTGTCTCCATAAAACAATTACGTTTAGTTGTTTTATTAATTGCTTGTTGTGCCCAATCTAACTCTTGGATTATTCTTTGATACCATGCAGAATCGATTTCGTTGTTATTCGGATTGTCTCGTTCTATGGATAACTGTTCCATCCGCATTTCAATATAGTCCGATCTTCGAGATTGTCTTCTTGTCATAGTACCCTCTTATGCATCTTCATTTATTAATACTAGTTCGTTTAACGCTGGATTAGGATCTTCTGTCAATAACTGGAACTCAAATGGATCGTATACTGTCAAGATTGCGCCAGGAATGATACCAAGTTCGTCTGTTCTTAACAACAATCCATCAAATGTCAATAGACGTGAACCAGCTTCAGACAATAAAATCTCATCTGGTACCGGTGTTGCGGTGACCGGTAGAACAACAGGTATTGCACCGCCACCGTCTGCGATCTTAATACGTAATGTATCTGATACCTGTGAGTTAACTACCCTAAACTCGATGACTACCGATATCTGATTGTAATCTGGTGTTGCAACTATCTTTAAATTAGTGATGATTGCACGTGGTTCAAAACGTTTGACAGAAGCACGAATCTGTTGAATCATCTTATCCGCAGTAGTCTCGTCCATCATCTCGAACAATAGACCACCAAGGTCACCACCAAATGCGGGTCTGAACGGTTTCTCGAATCGATTGGTCAACAATAGATTCTTGAGTGACTGTTTTACCGCAGCCGCATCCACTTTACGTAAGACATCTCCATCACCAGAAGAGTATGTAGGCGCAACCCGTGCGTCTAATGTCAAATCGACATCAGAAAATGCACGTTCTCGGGTGACCCTAGGACTCTTATTGAGGTCTTTGTCGTCCGGTGAAAATATTTTTGCCATGTCTCAGTGAAACCTTTTTCTTTTATTTATACTATTATTCGGGTAGTATCTCTAACAACTCGGACTGAGTTTGTAAAGTACCGTTGAATGTGGTGTTTATATCATAACCAAAAGAAACATCAAAGTTTTCATTGACTTTAGGCATAGAAACTAGTATACTTGCAACCAGATCACCACTAGGATCAAAGGTGTCATATGCCAGTTCTATCTCATCGTAGTCTAGATAATCTTTCCAAAACACTGCGAGATCATAACTCTTACGGGGATCACTCTTACCGTTCTTATCGATCAACTGGTAACCAATACCTTGACCGTTTCTTCGCAGTTGGTTGAAACCACTAGGGTATTCACCTTTGTATCCGCTCGCAGTAAAGTCCTGATAGGGTTCGTATACACCGTCAGACACAATCAATCTATGTTGTGCAAACTCTTCGTTAGTAGAGATCAAGACCATTGCATTTGCATGGAGAACTAGATTACGTGCAACCTGTGCACGATCGATAGGGCCACTGAACATGTCGTTGTATAGTCTATCAAACTGTGTACGTGATCCTAGTGCACCAAGGAACTTGGCACAGGTAATGCCTGGCGCAAGACTAGTAGACGAACTGATCTCTTTCCCTGCGGGATTATACTTGGGGTCAACTAATATTTTCATGTGTTCTCATTCACCTTGAATCTCTTACTTCTGTTATCGGATGGATTGTTACCAATCAACTCTTGTCCGAATCTCATCGTACCCTTCTTGTTTGCAGATCGTCCTATGTTCGTAGGTATGTTAACCTTGAACTCACTGTTCAGTTTACCTTCACCTACAAGGAAACTGGTGAACTTACCGTTGTTGAGATTAGACGGATCCCGTAACTTAGAACGTATCTCTGATATGGTAGGATCGTGACTAAACAACTCGGAATAGTCATCTGATTTAAGTATCTTCTCTTCCAACTTATCATCAACACTTACACCTCGAATACCATAACGACTTGTAGATAACTGTAGTTCTACAATTGCAGGGTTGGGTAGAGGTGCAGTGGGTGGAAGAGGAACGTAAGGCATGATGCCAGGTTTTGGTATTCCCGGCTTTACAACACACGGTGCTTCTTTTAGAGCCTTGACCGCAGCCTTTGCACCTAACGCAAAGTCAGCGTAGGTTGATTTGATTGCATAGTCTGCATGGAATGCTTCGGTTGCACGACCTACCAGTGAACCATAGAAGGTAGACAGGTTAGTCAGTCCGCCAGGCATACCACCGTAAGTCTTACCGTAGTAGTCCATCATAGGGCCACCAAACGTTCCCTTGTGACCAATCATTGATACGTGTCGTGCAGTTATGTTTGCAGTAGAAGACGCAGCGACCCACTCGTTTACCGCAGTGGTAATCAGATCCACACCCGTCAAGAGTTCGGTTGATGCTTCGGTAAACATATTCAGGTTACCTTTAGTGATCAAGTATCGATCACCTAGAGTGGTAGACGTATTCATACCTACAACCTGTTCACCTTTGTTCCCCTTGATAGTCGAGTTGTCGTCTCGGTTTACTGTGGTGGTTCGTCTTCCTTTGACATTAACAACTTGATCTCCAGCCACATCGACATTATAATCACCACCGACAGAAACATTAAAATCTCCGTCCACCCGTAAATCCACATTTCCTTTATATACGAGATCACCTTCACCCTCCACTATAGTTTTAGAATCCCCACCTACAACCTCGATACGTTGTTTGCGGGTTGATATGACAACACTACCATCTGCACGTAATTCAATACCTGCACCAGTACGGTGTTTAATTAATACACGTTCACCGCCAGGAGTGTCGTCCATCTCAAACGAATGACCACTAGGAGTTTCAGATACCTGATTGTAAGGAAAGACAGAGGGTTCTTGATCCGGTAGATCTAAGTCAACTCCAAAGTCTCCGCCACCCAGTGAAAGGTTATTGACTCTCTCACCAGTTGCAGCTTTGTTAATACTATTATCGTAGAAGTAGTCCCGTTTAGGATACTCACCACTAGGATCGGAAAATCCGTCCTTGGGGATACCTTCTGTAACCTCTTTCGCAATACCCTGTTTTTCTACTCGGGTCTTGTACTCATCAGAAAAGTTTGTCATGCGTTGATCTCATCCACAGTGAATGGCCCCCTAGTTATTGGTGTCTCGAACTTGGAGTCTTTATCAAAGTTTGCCTTGACATATGCACGGACATCAAAGCCAGGATCGTTGGTCAAATTGTCGATGTCGGAATGACCTAACACCTGACCGCCTGGCCATACATTGTAGAATGCACGACAGAAGTGATCGAAAGAATTGAATTGACTGCGTGTCAAGGATTGTACTGATATGTACTGTGTGAGGTTGATAGTCTCACTAGGTACATTGATACCACCCACAAAACAAACCGCAATACTATATCGATTGTGATTATTGACGATACCCGTGGAAGCGTGTTCACCTTCAATATTGACAGGTCGACCACGTTGAATAGATCCGTCTCTACGAATAATATAGTGATAACCGATACCATTCAACCCTTGATCTAGGTGAAGGTTATTGATCTCCTCACTACCGATATTCTTGTTAGTTGGGGTTTCTGTCCAGTGACAAACCACCTCGGTGATATCTCTACGAACATTACGCAGTTCTGCCTGTAACTCTTCTACAGAGGATACGTAAGGGAAGATAGGATCGTTCTTACCATTAGACCATGACTTTGCAAACGAACCAATCACGTAGGGTTCATCAAAGACTTGTGTACTTATCTCACCACGGGTTGCATTGGTAATAGTAGTGTCGATGGTCTTTAGGAAGGTTCGTATCGTCTGTGAATCTTTGCCAGTCGACTGATTAAGTAGATCTATGCATAGAGACACGTCTTGTGAATTACCTTGAGACAACTTTATTACACGTGAGTATTCGTTTCTTGGTAACCTAGGAGCAAATGCCTTTAGACGTTTGTTTATATCAGTTAGAGTATCTATGGACAGTGAGCTTATTATACCAGTTTCGCCACCATTGGCAAGCCTTGATTGCACTAAACTGTTCTTTTGATCTACTTGTGCCTGATACCTATTACGCAAGGTTTGTTGATTTTGTGTGGACGAAATGATCTCATCACCAGACGCAGTTTCACTACCAGATAATGTTTTGAAATCATTTGCACCCCCAACCAGATTCTGTTTGATCTCTTGTGCCTTGGTAATGACATTTGATAGAGATGCAAGTGGATCTGTCTTGACGTTCTTGATTGCAGATGAAAACTCACTGTCACCTGTAGGTCTGGAAGAAGTAAATGTTGCAGTAGTGAACTCCCCAAACGTAGGAGAGGTTGAGTCATTGTCCATCGTACTAGGTAGAGTTACCGATAGGTTGTGATCTGTTACACTACCAACCAAAGTGGTTAACTCATCTGTCACACTACTCACCGCATCTGTCGCAAGTGAATTGATCGTTGTAGAGGTGAATGCACCAATCTTACCTGTTAGATCTGTACCTGCCTGTAACAAACCAGCGGGAGATGCATCCATCACCTTCTTGGTCAGATCACCTGCAAGATCACTAGGATCAGGTAAACCTTTCCCCAGTCCTGTAATTGCTTGTAGGATTGCTGCAACTGTACCCGAAATACCCCCTGTAACGTCCAGACTTGACGTGTCAGGGATCGCAATGCCATCTGAGTCTAGGACAAAGGTTATGTCAACCTTCGCAGCGAATGCACCTGAGATCTTACTCTTGACCGCATTGACCGCATCAGTCTTGAGGTTCTCGATACTCGCAGACCCCGCATCCAATAGACCTTCGGTAGTAACACCCTTGAGTTTAGCAGACGCATCCTGAAACTTGTCGACCTTTGAGGTCAGTGACTTGACTCCACCATTAACCTCATTGACAATCGCACCTGCTTGAGAAACCTTGGCGTTGACCTGTGCATCTACCGCAGTTTGTGCAGCATTTGTCAGTGAAGTCTTGTCAAATGACTTGGAAGTCTGGTTTACTAGACTCTTTAATTTTTGTTTATCTGTCATTCAAAAGCCTCATCGTATGCAGTCTGTGCGAGTATCTCTGTATTGTTTGTTGTGATAACATAGTTCCTATTCACGATTTCGCTCGCGGTTTCGATATCTGTGGTATTTAACAGTTTACGATTGACTGAACTATATCTATTCCTCAACTCAAACAACACATAGGATAGTTGAATCGAGAATAATCTCCAGTCGGATGTGGGTTGGAACTGTTGTGAGAATGCAAGTAGTCCATTGAATCGACTACCTATGTTATCAGAACGTTCCCAAGAAACTATACCTATTTGAGGAGTTTCTTCCTCGTGAAAGGTCAGGAACCTAGACACACCCTGTAACGCACCAGTAATGGCAGCAGAGTGAATCAGGTTATATCCGTTGTCAAGGAAGAACTTCATACACTGTTGTCTACGCAGTTGTATTGATGTTTCTGCAATGTCGTCTTGTGCGAGAGGATTCTGTACAGAGTTTTGTAGACGTGCATTAGTCTCCACTGTTCCGGTCTTACCCAATTGAACGTTGGTAGGAAACTCTAGTCTAGGCAAAGAACCCATAATCAATGGTATCTGTGATGACTTACCATCAAGGAAACAACCAAAGACAAATGACCCTGCAAGGATTTGGGGTATACGTCCATATCCAGATACACCACCTTCGGTAGTAGGAATAAGAACCTGTGCCCACGGTAGATCCTTCTCAGGTATCTCACCTGTACTTGGATTGTGTACACCGTTGATACGTACCTTCACACGTCCTTCTAGTCCACTTGGTGGTTGTGCATTGATAACCGTACCAAAGAACCATCGATGGTCGTCTCCATAGAACTCGTGCTGTATGGGTCTTAAAATATTCATAACGTTACACTCGGTAGATCACCCAGTTTGACTAATCGTGCACTCACTGTGTGGGATTCATCCAACATATTATGTGCGGTATTCATCAATAGATAATCTCCTGATCTCTTTGAGTCAATACTTTTAGTCTGGTCTTTAGAGTCAGAAGAACTATTGGGGTTAAGGAATATCAGTCGCAGTCTTGCGCCGGGTGATATTTTACCCTCTATGAATAATGCACCATCCATCTCAATGTCAATCATATTCTTCTTGAGAATCTGTCGTATGATTTTGTTCTTGACCTTTAGTCTTGACTCATATAAGGTAGTACCATCGATCAGTTGTGTTTCATCGTGGTAACTCTTGAATTGATTGAACGTATTCGATGAAGTCACTTGGTGTATTGCAATTGCATCGTATTCGTCTGAGGGTTTACCTCCGATAATTAGAGAGGGATCGTAGATGTTCTGACTAGTCGATTCACTGATCAACTCGTTGGTATAGAAGTCTTGAATAATCTCTCTTACAGAAATGTGAGTATCAAACCGTTGACCTGTATGTGCGTCCAGTGTAGAATATAACGAACCAATCGCACCCTCTTCGTAGAGTCCAAGTGCATCCTCTGTGTCAGTCTCTTCGAAGTGATTGATCTGGTAGTAGATCTTCTTGAACTCTTCTTCTCCCTCTGCGGATGCCATCGCATCAGTGTATCGTAAGGGTAAAGATTCATTGACAACATCCGTACGTAACAACTCGTCCAGTGACGTGAACACGAGGTCGTTGTTATAGAGATCCGCTGAGATGTAGATAGGAGAACCTGTACGTGTTGTCATACGATCCTTCAACCACTTTATAGTCTCCAGAGGACTCATGTAAGGGATGATAAACTTTCGTTGCCCCTGTGCACTACCTAAGAACTTAGATGTTTTGAGAACATCCTTTCCTAGATCACGTGCAGAGATATCGATAATCGCATCTTCCAACGTACCTTCATATGACCTACTGATACATTTCATCGCATTGACATAGACATGTTCCTCTACTAAATCAATCGATAATATCTCAGAACGTTCGTTGGTCTTCTCTACATCGTTAACCTTGGAGAAGAAAAACGTCTTGGATATCTTTGCATCATTGGGGTCATTACCATCCGCAACAACGATATTGATTCTCTCTGTACCGGTGGTGGATAGTTCGGTTCGGAAACCAAAATCATCCAACATAACGATACGTGCGTCTACATATTCTTTATGCAAACTCTCAAAGAAACTTAGTTCGATAATGTTCGAACGTATGTCAATGACCGTATTCTCCGCACCCGAAGATAGGACAACATCTGCATTTATGATAGTGAATCGAGATCTATTCATTAGTCAGCGGCCAAGAGTCTCTTCAACTCACCTGACAACTGTCCTACTAGGTTCTTTTTGATGATCTTTATCCTCTTAGACTTGTCGTTTTCGTTAACTAACCATTGCAGGTTAGTAACCGGTGCCGTCCCATCCATGTTATCAAAGAACAAATCTTTCTGTTCTTCCGAATCGTTTTCATAATGATGTGTCCCTTCATACTCATAGACTGTATTGGTCAAACTTGTACCCAACTGAAGAGGATCACTACTGTCCGGTGTCAGGTAGGCAAGTGTCACCGAACCTGTAACGTTGTCATTTGAAGAGACAACAATTTCTGCGAGATCTAGGTTCTTTCGTATGACCTTACCTCTCTTGGTGCCGATCAATACTTCAGTACCTGTCTGATATAAACCAGAGAACTGTGCTGCACTATCCGCAGTGGTCAACGCAATCTTACATGTGTAGTGTTGAAAGAAGTCGGTACTTGCTCGTTCCATGATCTGTGTCATAGACATTGGCCATCCAGTCTCTCGCAGTCGATCGTTCATTAGATAGAACGTCCAATCATAGTCACTCTTGTCATAGAGACGGTGTGATAATGTGTCAGGTCTTTCTCCGTCACGGATCTCCATCTCGATGTATGCGTTTGCATCATCACTGTATGTGTCAATCAGGTCTGAATAGTTTGCAATGTTTTGAAACTGAACTGGATCATTTTCATCACCGAACAAGTATGCAATCTTGGGAACGTTCTCGAAATAACTGGACATTAGAATCCTCCTTTAACGACTTTGCCTTTATGCATCGCGGAGATCTCTCTAAACGACAATTGCACTTGAACCTCAATAAACTCCTTACCCTCGTACATACCACTTGAAGTTCCGTTGAACGTAGTGTCAACACTTTCTAGATAACACCGTTGTATGTTAAAGCCAGGGTTTGAACCATCTTTGTTTTTAATATCGATCTGAAACACATTGGGGAACTCGTACGCGAATGGTGTAGTCCCGACAGTGATCGCTTCTGGATATACCTCGGAACGGAAGAACTTCAATATCTCCTTGATCTCTCTTGACTCATCTGCATCTCGTGCGATCAATGTAAACCCAAATGCGAAGTTACGCATCTTAACTCTTTCGAATAGAGTTCTTTCATTAGGTGCGGTTGCAACTCGTGTCGCACTCTGTGCAATGGCACCGGTCTGTGCAGATGCATTACCACCTGCGATTCCCCCTAATAGTGCACCCCCACCTAGTCCTCCACCTAATTTACCTAATGCACCACCAACAGCAGCACTCGCGATTGGAGGTAATGCCTTAGCCATTGCGTTCATTGCAAGAGACTTCGCGGCACCAGATAATCGTCCATCACTCATTGATGCTTCACCCATATCACCAGCGGCACCAAGTAAACCAACATCTACAACATTGTACTGCACACCGTCAGTATACTTCAATCCACGTGACAGAGGGAACATGACAGAACCCATTGGAGTTCCTTCACTGACATTCTCATATGACTTTAACGCTTGTTTGATTATACCTACTTCTGCCTCTGTCTCACGTGCTTCGGCTAACTTCTTATCTGCTTTAGATTTGATTTCGGCAAGTTTCTTTTTTGCCTTGGACATGTATTTCGATCGTGCACTAGTGTCCACCTCATCACCAAGACTGAAGAAAGGTTCAACCTTGAATGCAGTAAAGATAATACGACCCGGCGCAGTTTCAAAACCAGCATTGAGTGGGTATCTAAAATCACGTGCACGATCACGACTTTCTAATGACGGATCTTCAGCGATCTGAGTATCCTGATTGGTGTAGTTCGCAAGGACTTTCTCTTCATCTTGTTGCAGATTGAGATTCCTTGAATCTTGGCCTGTTGTCATGTTTAGTATACCCTAAATAAGTTTTGTAACATTTGTCTGTCTATTTATAGGAAAAATATGGCGTATAAAGGAAAGTTTAAACCAAAAAACACTAAGAAATATGAGGGTGACCCCACTACTATTATTTATCGTAGTCTGTGGGAACGACAGTGTTTCCGTTGGTGTGATGATAACAAAGACGTGAAGTCATGGTCAAGTGAAGAAGTAGTGATTCCCTATCTCTATGAGGTAGACAAGAAGTACCATCGTTACTATATGGATCTCAAGATCGTGTATAACAACGGTAAAACTGTACTTGTTGAAGTCAAACCAGATGCACAAACTCGTCCTCCTACTGGACAGAGACGCACCAAACGGTATATCAATGAGGGATACACCTACGTCAAGAACATGAACAAATGGGGTGCAGCGCAAGTCTATGCGTTAGATCGAGGTTGGTCGTTTGAGATATGGACAGAGAAGACTCTCAGTAAAATGGGAATACTACCTAAGTCAACAAAACCATTGAAACCATTAAAACCCTTCAAGAAAAAGACTAAATAGATTCATGAGTCATTTAAACGAAATCAGAGAGACATACTTTCATCACATGAAGTTTGCATGGACGGTTGCGTTCGTGTTGATTGTTCATGGGGTATTACCTAATGTTTGGACAGATAAAGCGTCAGACATGATGGAAGAGTGGGAGAAGAAACATCAGTAATCTATTTAAGACAGTAGAACTCGAAGCGTTCCGTGCAGGTATTACACCTCGTACTCGGGAAAGTCGTGCGTGGTTCCGTAAGAAAGTACAGAACATGGGTGTGAATAGACGTGGTCTAATGAGAGAAGACCCAGTAGAACAACGTGCAAAGTATGTTGCGGGTTCTATGTTCATGTTCTTCTATGATCCTAAACATCGTGCAACTCTACCCTACTATGATTCCTTTCCATTGATCATCGCAGTTGGCCCAGCGCCTGGCGGGTTCTATGGGTTGAACCTACATTACTTACCCATACCGTTACGTGCAAAGTTTCTAGACGAACTCGTGGGTATCACAAGCAACAACCGGTATGATGAGTCGACTAAGTTTGATCTGTCATACCAGTATTTGAAGACCACTTCCAGTATGAAGTACTTCAAACCATGTTATAAACATTACCTTACCAAACAGGTAGAGGGCAAACTCGCATACATTCCACCACCTGAGTGGGAGATTGCAACGTTTCTACCCGCTGCACAATGGCAGAAAGGTGGTAGAAGTCAAGCATATTCAGACGCAAGGAAAATGATCTAATGAGAATCCCTAACGTAGATGATTTGAAGTCTAAAATCACCGCAGGTAAAGGATACGCAAATCCTAGTCTATATTATGTACAGTTACCTGCTCGTAACCTGAACAATGAACAGAAACAATCGGTTGAATTGTTTGTTCGGAATATCACATTACCTTCAAGAAACATGTTGACGGTAGAAAGAAACATCGGAGTAGATCAGACCAAAGTACCCTATGGGTATTCGAATGGTGCAGTCTCGATGACCTTCCGTGTACTCAATGATCAGTTGACACGACAGTACATTGAAGACTGGCAAGAAGCAATGGTTTCTAGGTACGATGACACAGTAGAAGGTCATGTTGCAGTTGCATACCCTAAGATGTACATGAGAGACATCAAGATATCTCAGTTGGATCGTGGTATCTCTTTCTCGGGTATCAACTCTAATAAAAGTGTAGGACTTGGCCCTGTCAACATCAACGTGGGTCTAGACGTTGATATACGCCAATCTGGACGTGAGGTATATCGATGGGTACTAAGAGATGCATATCCTATATCCTTCACTCAGGAACAACTGAGTGACGACAGGAAGGGTGTTACGAGTGAAATAACCGTAGAGTTCGCATACAAGTACTGGACTGGTGATGCAGTCAGTGGCAACAGATCAAGTAGTATTGATACAAATGTTCGTGTCTCATCAGACGCGGCACAGAAGGCAGGAAAAGTAGTTAACGACACATTTGATAAACTCGGAAAGAAGATATCAGATTTATTATTTTAATATTGGAGCTTTATAATGGCACTACCTAAGTTAAATGAAACACCCAAGTACAGTTTGACAGTCCCTTCAACGGGAAAGGAATTGAGATACAGACCGTACCTTGTGAAAGAAGAAAAGATCCTTCTCATGGCATCATCGTCAGAGGATCCCAAACAGATTATGAACGCAGTGCATGATACAATTGCTGCCTGTGTGGAAAACATTGATATACGGTCACTGACAACGTTCGATCTGGAGTATATCTTTATCCAGTTACGTTCTAAGTCAACGGGTGAGACGAGTGAAATACTCATCAAGTGTCCTAAGTGTGAGAGTCAGCAGAAGGTGACGATCCCACTGAACGAGATTGCAGTTACTGAGACTAACGTAAATCCGGTAATTAAGATATCAGATAATGTGACTGTGGTAATGAAGTACCCTAGTTATCAAGATATACCCAGTGACACAGATGATGTAGGTTTCACATTAATCGCAGCCAGTATCAAGGAAGTGATTCATGGAGATGAGAAGGTTGATATTGATGATGAACCGATCGAAGCAGTTATAGCATTCTTAGAGTCTATGACAAACGATCAGTTTCAGTTGATTGCAAAGTTTTTCGAAGACGCACCATCGGTGAAGTATGATCTAGAGTTGGTGTGTCAGAGTTGTGGTGAAATCTCTGATATTGAAATAAAAGGAATGCAAAGTTTTTTTTGATATGCCTCGCACATGAAGAGCTTTCTAATTATTTTAAAGTAAACTTTTTGTTGCAGAGGCATCATAATTATACATTGACAGAACTAGATATGATGATACCGTGGGAGAAAGAGGTACATACCATTCTCCTACTTCAAGCAATGGAAGAAGAAAAAGAAGCTAAAGAGAAGGCGAAACATGGCAATAACACTTGAAGACGTAGTCCTCGAACAAATGGGCACCAACGAAACTCTCGGTATGTTAGTCGATAACACTAACATTCTGATCGAGATGGAAGGTGACAGTTTCGCGGGTCTTGAGTTACTCAACGAACAGTTTGAGGACTTCCTTGGCCTTGTGCGTAAACAATATGCACTTGAGGACGAGGCACGCCGTGAGAAAAGGGATGGACTCGTACCTGCTCCTCAAGATGACGAGGAGAAGTTGAAACCTGAAGAAGCGTACAAAGGCATTGGAATGCCTATCATCACTTTAGGTGCGGGACTCGCGGCATTTGCAAGCAACTTTGTTAAAAGTTTTGTTGAGAGCACCAAGAAGATGTTTAGGATAAACGTTTTCAAACCAATAGAGTCTATATTTGGATTCATCGGTGATAAACTCAAGTCAATCGGAAACTTCTTTAAGAACATCGGTAGTAAGATATCTGGTCTATTTGGTGGAATATCAACCAGTGGTTTAGGCATTGTAGATAACATCAAGAAGATGTTGTTGCCTGTCACAGAGTTCGGTGCGAACTTGATGAAGAGTCCTTTTGTGAGGTTCTTAGCGGGTGTTGGTAAACTACTAGGTAGGATTGCTTGGCCCTTTGTCGTGGCGTACGAACTCTATCAGAATCTGACGGAAGAGTTTGCAAAGTCAACGGGCGGCATTATGGGTGGTATTGGTGCAGCCATTTGTGGAGTTTTAAAGGCGGCCGTAGACTTCTTTGCAATCTTCTTAGACCTACCCAAAGACATTATTAGTTGGTTTGCTGGTTTAGTTGGGTTTGACGGTGTAGAGAAGGCACTAGACTCCTTTACTTTCGCCGGTCTTGGTGATCTTCTTGTCGATGGTTTATCAGATCTCATTGGATTCGCAGTTGATTGGCTTGGCAACCTCTTCGGTGATATCGGTACGGATATAAAAGATTTCGCAAGTGGGTTTAGCTTTGAGGACTTTGGTAAAAACATAGTCAGGGCAGTGTTACCTGCTCCAGACTTCTTAGCGTTTGAGGTGCCTTCAATAGAGGTACTTGGTAAGACTATTGGTGGAGGTTCGATTGACCTCAATCCAATTCCTGCCTCAGTCTATGAGTATGCGGGACTGAATGCGCCAGAGGGTTCTTCTTCTGAAACTCCTAGTGGTGGTGGTGATACAACGACAAACAATGTGTCGACTGTAGGAGGTACTGAGGTAACAGGGGGAGATAAACTATCTTCTGAAAACATTGAGGTATTGCGTCAACAGTTTAATGCGGAGGCATTGCAGGCAATTAATGAAGAGAATGCGATCACGAATGCGATCAATACAGAGAGTGTTACTAATGTAGGTAGTTCACAGAGCGCCCCAATAGTGATTCAGGACAACTCTGTGAACTCCTCCAATCAATCAAACGTCAATCAAAGTGTCCAGAGTCGAAGATCAATGCGATCCCCGACTCGGAACAATGGGACACGAGCGAGTGCATATGAAGCTTAGTCTTCGTTCGCGAGTTTGGCGAAGAATGACATCGTGTCTTCGTCGCCTTCAGATACCGCAGGCGTTGGAGCACTACTCGATTTCATTGGCGCTGGCTCAAGGCTTTCATCCAGTGCTACCTGCTGAGTGGTTGGTATCACCCTTGGCACCTCACCTAGAACCATCTGAAGACGAGACTTCAACTCATCATAAGTCTTGTAAGAAGCAGGATCAGTAAACTCGTTAAGATCATACAACTTATTGTAGACACCTTCCAACACCTCGTCATCTTCTGACAGTGCGGTGGGTGATGCGAACTCAGACTTATCGTAGTTACGATATCCCTCAACGTTACGAATCTTCAACTTGAACGATGCACCTTCCCAGAAGTCGAACGGATTAACCGGATCTTCATCTTGGAATTGTGGTTGCATCATGTCCATGACCTTATCAAAGATCTTCTTACCGAAAGTGTAAAGGAATACTTTACCTTCGTTCTCAGGGTTAGATGGATCAGACTCGACTATGATGTTAGCAACATAGTGTAGACGGCGTTTACGTTCGCGAACGATCGCACGGTTGTCGTCAGACTCAGTTGCCCATAACTCGCTGTTCATTTCTGATACAGGATCTTGTTGACCAATAGAAGTCAAAGATCGTTCGATGTACCATTGACCAGTTGGCCCCTTAAAACCGTGATCCCAATATCTAACGAATGGTACGTCTCCATCCTTGCCAGGCAGGAAGCGAACAACAGCATAACCATTACCTGCTTTATCAACAGTAGGTTTCCACTGACGTTCGTCAATATAAGATTTCTTGTCGGATTTAGTTTCGGGGGTTGCTGCGGCAACTAGGTCGCCAATAGAACTGCGGTTACGTTTTAGATTTGCAAAAGACATATGTTTTTTCCTTGTATGAACAATGTGTATTCTAGTTTATTTGTTGCCACTGTATACGTGACATAGTATATAGTATCAAAACTAATCCGGTTTGGCAAGTGTTTTCCAAACTGAATCAGCAGTGAATACATATGACCCTAAGAACTCTTGATCCCAACGTTCAGGTTCAATCAGACTTAGAATCACCTTACCGTTGATACGGTAAAGATGGTACTCCACTCCTACCCGAGGTGTGAAGTTATAGGATGCAGTATATATCAATTCGTTCAAATTGGCAAGCTCTACCAATCTTTTATATTCTGCATTGAGTTGATCTATTTTGTTTTCAAAGTAATTACGTGCAAGAGACCCGCGTTGAGATAGGAACATATCATTGTCCGGTAACTCAATCGCGGGCATATTTGAACTAGTACCATAAGGTAACAGTGCGTTCTTAGAAGAGGTCAAGTTTCTCCCAAGGAAGATCAGTACGACCAAAGTGACCATAGTTGGTGGTTCGAGTCAGATCAAGTTGGAACAGTTTGAACCGATCAATGATACCCTTGGGGGTGAGATCTACCGTCTCTCTGATCTCTGATACGAGGTCATTACGGACTCTACCATCTGCATAGATGTACAGACTGGTGGGTTCTTTAACACCGATCGCATAACTCAACTGAACAGTACAGTTCCCTAACTCTTTATAGTGCACAAGGTTCTTTGCGAGGTAACGTGCCATGTATGCACCAGACCGATCTACCTTAGTACAGTCCTTACCAGAGAACGCACCACCACCGTGAGGACAATATCCACCATAGGTATCTACGATGATCTTACGTCCTGTCAGACCCGCATCACCGTCCGGCCCACCTATGATAAACTGACCTGTAGGATTGATCAGATACTCAGTGTCTTCGTCTACCCAGTAACCTAGGATGCGTTGAATGACACCAATAACCGTATGACGTAACAACTCGATTGATTGATCTTCTCGATGTTGGACACTGCACACAATCTTACTTACTCGCAGAGGTTTACCTATCGTATCATAATCTACCGAGACCTGTGCCTTCGCATCAGGGCCATAAGGTAACCATTCGATGACTCCCTGTAGTATCTCATGACTTAGAGAGATCGCAAGGGGCATAAAGTTAGGTGTCTCTGTGGTTGCATAACCAAACATCAACCCCTGATCCCCAGCACCAAAGTCATCGGTACCAAGTGCGATATCCGCAGACTGACCATGCAGTTCGTTGTATATCTTCAAGTGTTCCCAATGGAAACCTTCTTGTTCGTAACCAATATCTTCTACTACATCACGAACGATTTGTTCGATCTCATTCTTGTCGAACTTATCACTTCGGTATTCTCCAGCAAGTGTTACCATGTTGGTGGTAACCAAAGTCTCAACCGCCGCACGGTTGTTTTCATTGAAGTCAATAAGGTATGTAGCAACAGCATCCGAGATTGCATCAGCAACCTTATCCGGATGTCCCGCACTCACACTCTCACTGGTAAACGTGTATTCCATACTATCTCCCACTTATTCTATGGGTAATACCGAATCGTCCTGTTGGATATACCGGAGACGTTTTGCATCTGCCTCTAGTTTACCCTTAATGACTGGACTGATATACTTCTTGCAGTCTTCAGGTTCGATCGTGTATTTCTCACATAGGTAAATTATCGAATCAAGGTAATTCATATCTAGTCTCAACACCACATCTTCGATCATGGTTTGAAAACGTTTCTTGGTCATTACCACATCTTTTAGTTCAGGTTCAATGATCTCAGTCATCAACCCCTTCGCCTTTCCATACTCTGCATAGATCAGGATAATATACTCCTTTAGTTCGTTTCGCAAATCCCTCATTATCATAAGCAAGGGCCACACATATCGGGGTGATTCTTTTGTCACGGTTTAGTCCGTAACAGTCATCTTGCCAACACCCAGTCCTGAGATAAGACTGCATATTGGAGATGTACATCTTAGACACAGCGTCAGTATACTTCCCATCTTTCCATGCAGCAATCCATACCTTAACTTTGTCTGGATGTAGTTTGTGATCTTCGTCTAGATCTTGAAGACTAGGGTGGATCAGTGGTTCACGATGCATATTTGCACGGGTTTCTTCCGCACGAGCATACATTGGGATCAGAATCCTACGCAAAGACTCAACGTATGAATCTGGCATAAACCCCAGACGTATCGCTTTCCATCCATGTTTAGCAACAGATACTATGTATATGTCTGGTAACGCACGGATATCTACATCGAACCCAGAGTGATCGCGGATCCACTTCTTCATAGAGTGCAACCATTCCTTCTCGGACACTTCACCGTGGACAAACGCCTCACAGTCTTTGAAGGCAGCGATCTGTTCTTCTTCAGTCTTCGCCTTCTTCAGGGTGTCCCATTTTGGGACTGGTATCAACGTCTTGATCTGACGCCGAGGTAACGGTTTCTTTTTCTTTCTTGCTTTGGTATTGAATCCAGTAATCTTTAAAGCTGTCATTAATCTAATTCTCCATTCTCATTTAGACCACACCAATTACAATGTTCACCTACAAGGTTAGCAAGATTGGCACCATCATTACTTTTACAGTCATGACGCCACCACGTGGGAGTTTTCTTCGACTTATCACCGAATGCTTTGTCCCAGTTACTTTCCATTGTTTTAGAATCAACCGAGTATGGTCTCGGTCTGTCCCCTTTCCCACTCATACTTTCTCCACCATTCTGGTTTAGGACGATTTGTCCATTTTGCGAATGCGTATTTATCTTCCCAGTAAAACTGTCTGTATGATGTGAGGGAGTCGCCCTCCACAATACAGTGCGGATACTGTGCCATCGCAGGTGTTGGTTGCGTGAACCGTTTTTCTGAGTTGATTGCCAGTGGTGGAATCAACAGCAGGTATTCTAACTTGACTTGACTAAGGTGTTTTCGACCATACCGGTAGGTGTACTCATGACACAAGGCAACCCACATCTCGTACAACCAGTTGTAGTTTGCCGCAGACTCACGTACCCACCTTGCAGACGGGTGATTGATATGACACGCCTTGTACAGGTACATGTTTAAGTCAGGGTCAGGGTGAAAGAACCTCTTGATACGATGACCCTTAGTGGTACGACCTTCCCACTCTGTGCCATCTACCATACGATGTGCCGTAGACATCAGCTGAGCGTATTCTATGATCATTTTTACGACATGCTTGTCGCAGTGTTGTTCTGCACATCGGACAGGATCTGGATCTAGATAAAAGATATTCACTTGAACTTGGACTCCAAATAGTTACCACCGTTTTTATCTATCCATGTCGCTGCATGGTAGACTTTAGATATGATATAATACACCATATCCCACAGAAAGGCAATAGGGTACAACACACAATACTTAAAGTATTTGTTTTTATTCAACATCATCCCCCAGTTTTTTAAGTTGAACTCCACTTTTGAGAAGGAAGTCTTTACCTTTTCCTTTACCAGCATTGTATTCAATATCATAATAGACGGTCTCGATTCCTGATTGGTATAACAGTTTGGCACACTCGATACATGGCAAGTGTGTCGTGAATAGGGTTGCACCTTCACCAGACTCGGTAGACTTCGCAAGTTTGGTGATTGCATTAGCTTCTGCGTGAAGAACCTCGGGTTTAGTTTTGTAATGCCCGTAGATGTCTTTGTCTTCATCGTGTACCTTAAAGGTCACGCCATCATTGGGTACCCAATCCTCACACTGATTATCCCAACCAGTCGGGGTTCCATTGTACCCAATACTTATAATTCGATCATCCTTGACAATAACCGCACCAACTTGTGCTTTAGTTGCAGAACTAAGTTTCGCGGTAGAGTATGCGATATCCATATAGTAGTCAAGAAACTTATCCTTCATTAATGAACTCCAGATCAGTGACCGGATAAAGATACTCCTGCCCATTGGAATGACGGCACAGAACCCGATCAGGGTTGGTCTGTTCGATAACCTGATACACCGCTCGGAACTCATAACCGTACGGTGAAGGGCCATAGACAAAGTCGCGAGCGTTAAATACCATCATGCGACATTCAGATCCGGATGGTAAGCATACTGTTCATCACCGTAGATCGAGTTGAAAAGAACATCGATATCTTGGGCAGACAAAGTCTTGTCGCAGATGACCATGTCAGTGTCACCTTCCATCTGGAGAAACTCCATACGTGTCGTGAAGACATCACGAGTACGGTTGTAGAAGTAAGTGAACGTCTGGTCAGTCTCGTTGCGCTTAAAGATCATGTTTTTCTTGAACATAAAAGTATTCCTATCGAAGGTGGAAATCATGGTTAGGGTTGTTCCAGAACTCTGAAACATCTGCGTAGAGAACGACACACTGGTCGTGCTGATAGTACTTACGCAGGTTATAAACGAAGTTGGAAAGAGTGGAACACCACTCTTGGGAAATCTCGTTCCCATAGTTCCAACGCTGATAGGCAGACTTGATGTAGGACATGGGTAACGGACTTGGTGACTTTTTATTCATAATTAACTCTCTCATCTCAATAGGGTACTATTATAACATTGTTTTCATAACAAAGTCAACTATAAAGTTCGACTAATTTCAACTATCTGGTCACGCCGCCTTAGCAGCCTCCAACTCCGCAACGAACTCACTGTACGGAAGAACTGTGCCATCCATCTTCTCGATGACGGTACACATGTCCGTCTGTTCGCCTTCTACCTGCACATAGGTAGAGATACGACCCTTGCAAGTAGACGAGTAGTCAATCTTAGTGGACTGGACACACGAGAACCTATTGCCCTCGATCAACTCCATGTACACCGGAGATTCCCAAGATTCGCAGAAGTCCTCGATCTTGAAATCGCACTGGTCTACCACAGTCTCGCCCACAACGTACTCCTCAGCGTACTCAGACTTGTGAGTCACACAGCCTTCTATGAGGCTATAGAACTCTTCTGACTGCGCCTGCTCGAGATCCATCTCGCAGATGTAGGTGTTACCACCCTTCATCTTCCAGTACTGCGGGCATTCACCCTCGCCGTCCCAATCATGGGCGCCATAGTTTTCGCGGAACTGTGTGTGTAGAACTAATTTCATACTATGCTATCCTCTCAATACCAAAACCATTACGCAGACTGCGTGGCGGTTGACGTTTCTTTCTAGGTTTCCACCCCAAATATTCCATTGCTTGCATCGGGGAGGATTCTTCACTCAACTCGATATATTCTTCAACCGAAGTAGTCTTACAAAGGAAGTTGACCCACGACTTCCAAGGCTTAGAACCGTACTTGAATCGCGCAATGAAAGTTGGTTGTGGCTTACCGTGCCAAGATGGGTGACAGTCAGGTCTCGCGACCTCCATGTTCACAGACTTACTGTGACGACCACGGTACATCAAGTACATACCGTCCCAAACAAACTGGTCTTTCTCAAATCGTGTTTTCATAACTTAATCTCTCATCTCAATAGGGTACTATTATCTCATGTTTTGAGAACAAAAGCAACACTTTTCTTAGACCAATTTGTCATAAAAATCACACTTTTATGCACTTTAGTTTGGTCAAAACACACACTTTTATGCACGTTAGTCTTGACGGTAGAAGATATGAGATCCAATAGTCCCTACTTGTTGTAAGGATGGAGCCCAATAGGGATTGACATAGGTAGTGTGGTAATGGGTGGCACCCTCTGTAATACCACGGAACTTACCAACATGTAACATTCTGTAAGCAACATACACCGATTCTTCCCATGCATCTACTTCAGTTGCGGTATCACCTTTCCCGTCACAATACCAACTGAACTGACAACGATTTCTTACTGGTACAAGAATGGTAGGATCTTTCCAAGAGGGTTTAGTCTCACCTTGATACACCACTGAACAGACATCACTTGGATATCTGTCGTCACGTACGCGATTCAGAACTACATCGGCAACTGCATATTTACCTGCAAGGTTCTCTGACCTCGACTCATGATAAACATTCATCGCCAAACAATGCAGGTCTTGTGATCGATATTCCAACGAACTATCCATCGTGATGCCATCATCAAAGGTGCTTGCATTGATCCCATTGATGATCAATAACAGAAAGAATGCAGGTAACACTAGTTTGATTATATTCATATCTACGTTTCTTTCGGAAATAAAGACAGTTGACGAGGAGCGAAAGGATCTGGGACAATAAGCGCCATCCCCTCTTCCTCTTCTACGTAATTCGAAACTTCTTCTACCGCATCTACATAATCTATGCGTTCACAAAGTTTACCAACTATACGTTCTTGGTTCTCTATAGACGCATCGTTGGATAGATCTTCGAGTTGATCTAAACACCACTCGCCCATTTCACCTCGGGCATACCAAGGGGTTCCTGTTGTTCTCATACTACCTCCATTACAATTCCAATTCTCTTTTCACGGTTGACCTCAATAGTCACCGTATCACCAACCCGCCGGCGTTCGCCTTCGGCATCACAAAACACGTGGGTCTTTATTACCCGTTTACCATAGTAACGGTACTCAATCTTATACTCATTCCAGTTCCAGACTGGAAGGGTGAAAAAACTCAAGCTGCAACCTCCTTTCCATAAACATGATCAACTTCAAAACCGCACATCGCGACTTTGTATTTTATATTACCCATTAACATCTGATCACCCATTGAGGTAGACCGCAGACCGTACGTCACACCTTCGTGGACTGGCAGTTCTGCCATGACGGTCACATCTTCTGAATAGTCGGGATTAGGTTCAAAGTCATTACGACTCCACGAACCACCAAGGTTCTGAGTACGATGGTATGCATACTCAAGGGCTTCATCACCCGTACGATTACCAACCTCAACAAAGGCAACAACTCGGGGCGAATCTTCAAACGCCGTGTGGATAACTGATATTTTCATTAGA